AGATTGCCGATCGTATTTCCCACGTCGACGCCGCCGAGAACCACGCCCTTCGCCACGTCACCGATCAGGCCCGTGCCGCCGTACGCTTCCGCGCCAACTTGGGTAGGGTCTTGCGACGCCAGCTGCTCGGCATACGTTAGCCCACGCTCAGCGCCCTTTTCCGTGTCGCTTCGCACCTGCGCCGACTGCTGCTGCGATTCCCCCAATTGCCGAATGAGTTCCTGCTTTTGCCGCCCCTCCGGCATCGCCATGATCTGCTGGCGAACACGATCGAGCGTATCTTGCGGAATCGTCGCGACTTGCTTCGGCGGCTCCTGCAGTTTGTATTGCGGCTGGCGTGCGACGTCGTTCCGCACGCTCACGTCCATCAGCCACTTCTTCATGGCCGGGTCTTTTTCGGCGTTGATCGAATCGATCTCGACCGCCTGCCGCTTTTCTTCGTCGGTCATTTCACGCCAGGTCTTACCGCTCGACGACCACACCTTGTCGTCTGGTAGCGTGGGCAGCGAAATGTCCGGAAACGGCATGGCCATCAGGCCCAGCGGATCCGGTCTGCCGGCCTGCACCATGGCGGTGCGAAGATCTTCCGGCGGCTGTGACGCGACGTAGCGACCGCCGAACGTGGGATCGAGCACGAACGGCTCTGGCGCAGGCTGCTGCTGCGTAAACCAATCAGGAATCGACGGCTCTGCGGTTGCGGTCGAACCTTGGGTGAACCAGGAGGGCACTTGGCTGGCCATGTTACTTTGGCCGACTAATGCCTGTCGGCCCCCAGATGATGACGGTCCCGCGCGGGACGCTTGGATCGGAAAGGACTTGCTGCAGTTCTGCTTCGGAATTCACGGTAACGCTTGTCGGCGTCATGCCGCCGCCCGGTTCTGCTTGCGGTGAATCTGCCGGCGGCTGCGGAGCGGGCATATCGCCGCCCAGCGGTGGGGCCTGCTCTGGCGATATTCCTCCGCCTGCTCCAAAAGAAATGGCAGGATCAAGGGAGAAAGTTTCCTCCGCGGACATACCGTGTCCGTCGACACCCAAACCGACACCCCCACGATCAGTTGCGGATGGAACCCCATCATTTGCATGTAGCTCCGCTATTTGCTGGTCAATGCCGTCAATCTCGCTCTGCAATCGCTGCAAATCAGCGACACCGCTGGTGTACCGTCGCATCGCCTCTTCTGGGTCCAACTCGATTGGATTGCCTTTGCCGTCCTTCGGGGACGTTCCCGAGTTAATCATCCTCAGATCGGAGTCCGCTAGATTTACAGCGTCGAGCGCCTTGCGGTAGTCTCGCAGCTTCGAATCCTTGTATTTGCGAATCCGAATCTCCTCACCGCGTATCCGCGCTGCGTCTTGTGCCGACGTATCCTTTTTCTCCCTGTGCTCAAACTCCCACTGCATACGCTCCATGTCGCGAGCGTGCCTCTGGCGATCGAGCCAGTCTTTCACATGAGCATCCGAGATCGGATCGAGTTCGGGCTGCGGCTGGCCGTTCCGCATCCCCATGTACTTCCGCACCTTGAGGCCGCTGGTCGGGTCTTCTTCTTCCCAGCTCATCTGCTCGGCCTGCTGCTGCGGAGTCACCGGCCGCTCATTTGGCGGCACTTCTTGTGGCGAGAGATCGATTCGCCGAATCTGCTCGCGCTGCCGAGCTTCGAAGTTGGCCCGCTGCTCCGGCGTGAATCGTTCGTCGGCATGAATGCGATCGATCGAGTCGTATAAATCCTGTCGCTCGCGAAGCTGCGCGGGGCTGTACCGCAGCGAGCCATTCGACATCCCTTCCTGAATCCACTGGGGAATGTCGCGCGAGAACTGGCGGCCCATCATGCCCGCCTCGCGCAGGGCAGCTTCTTGGTCCTGATGCGCTAGCCGGACGTCTTGCAGCTGGGCCTGCTGCTCGAAACTGTCCTGCGCTAGCGCATCTTGGTTTACATACCGCTGGTCCATCAGGCCGCTTTGAATCTGGCCGCCCAGCATTTGTTTGTAGAGCGATAGATATGGGTCGCTCCGGCTGTACGAGTAGTTGCGAGAAGATCGCGGCGATCCCAAATAACTGGCGGCGACATCTTCCGGCATCGAATACGACAGTTGTGGCGCACGCTGCCGATCAGCAAATGCAGGAGCCATCTGCTGCAACAAGCCTTCGTAGCTCGGATCTCCGTTTGGCTGCGGTGCGAAATCCGGCGTCACGAACTGCTGCGGCAAATCGTATCCAAATCGAGAGGCCGCCGGATGGGCACCGCGCATGGGACGTCGAGGCGCAGGAGACTGCGATTCGCTGAGCAATTGCAGCAGCAAGTCCACGGACGGATCGTATTCAGCAGGATTCATCTAGCGCCCAGGACCCCGAAGTATCGGCCCATAGAAGCCGGTCAGATAGTTGCCACGCTGCCGATACGTATATTGCTGCGGTGCGGGGCCGAACGTGTTCTCGAAGTCCGCGTCACTCCAACCTGCCCAGGGATCGCTGGGCTGCTGGGACGGAAGTTGTTGATATTGAACCGGCTTGGGGATGTTCAGTCCGAACATCGCCTGAATCTTGTACGGGTCGCCTTGGACGGCTGGCAGTTGATACGGCACATTTTGGGCTGGCGGAGGGCCATATTGCGGGGCAGTTGCCATCGACCCCAGCAGAGCGCCGATTGCACCGCCGACGGAGTTGCCGGCGTTGGTAAGCATTTCGGCACCGCGTTCCTGCATCTGCCGCTGGCCTGCACCAGGCTGCCAGCGTGCGTTTGGATTGTTGCGGTTGGCCTTCATCTGTGCGATGGAGTTCAGGTACGACGCTTTCCGGACCGCATAGTTTGTACCGTAGTTGCCACCGCCAGTGGCTCGGGTGCGGACTCCGCGATCGGCGTAGCCGTGCAACACCGGCGCGAATGGCAGGCTCGGAGCCCGATTGACGAGCTCGGGGTGATACTGGGCCGTACCGTCCATGATCATCTGCTGCAGTTGATGTTTCTCGGCGTCGGCCATCGTTCCGTATTGTCCGCCCGATTCGGCGAGATACAGACCGAGCATTTGCCGCCGGCGATTACGCTCGGCATCGAGCACCGCCTCTTTCGGGTCGCCAGTAACGCTGGGGCGACCGGCGCCCACCATGGCCTGAATTATTGGCGTCACCAATTGCGGACTGCGGCCCTCAAACGGAACGGCTGCCCGCGTTCCACTGGCACCGCCTTTGGCAGCAAGTAATTGCGCCAGCAGTCCAGACAGGGAGTTGCCGCCCTGTGGGTACGACGGAATGCGATTTTCCATGACTCGCGAGGCTCGATCGGTAATCGCAAGATCCATCTGCATCCGTTGCAGTTCATTCTCGCGAGCGATGCGGTCGAGTTCGTCGCCACGCTCGCGGTTCGTTTTGGCCTCAATCCCGACACGCAGCGTCGATGGTGCAAAGCCGCGATCGGCAAGATCGGTCATTAACGTGTTACGAACATCGTCCCACCGCTTGTTGGCGTCACGCGATTGAATGTCGGTGAGCTTGTCAAAGCCTTCCATGGTCCGCTTGCGATTCGCGCCGAGTAGTTCGAGAACGTCGAGGTATCGATTATCGCTGGCGGTGCGTGCCGCATCGTTTTGCTGGGCCTGCATAATGGCAGCCAGCAAGGCCGGGTTTCGCACACCGCTCAGGCCGAATCGATACATTCCAATTGGTAGTGCCATGGCTTGTTATCGCAGCACGGTGTTCGAGGTCGAGTCTTGGAGCGTTCCCGGCGGATACCAGTACCATTTGCCGTCCGGGCCTAACTTCGATCGCCAGCCTTTCTGGTACATGGCGTTCGGAATCCTGCCGCCACTCCATTGGATTCCGGCTTGGATAGCGCCGTCGGGCGGAACGTACGTTTCACGCGGCTGAGTCGCGTAGGGGTATCGCTGCTGCCGGCGACGATCGTTCATGCCAAACGGCTGATTGAACGACGGGGCTTGGTTGTACGACGGGACTTGCGGCGTGGTCGCCGGTGGCGGCGTCGTGCTACCACCGGTCGCGCCGGGCATTAGCGTCGGGTCGTTCGCCGTGCCGGCCGGCGTCATGTCGTACGTGGGAGCGGGCTGCGCACTCGGCTTAGGCAATTCCCAGTAATCGCCGTAGTTCACGCCGCCATTGCCGCGGAGGACGTTGCCGCCGCCGTACGTGCCGTAACTTGGGTAGTTCTGGTACATGCCCTTTATTGTGCGGATTCCGGAGAAGCCGATTCCAGATTGATTCGCTCGAATTTGTTGCAGCCGACACAGGGCTGGGTGCGGTCCTGTTCGTCCTCGATTTTCGCGGCAAACGGGGCGCATTTGCCGAAAATGCTGCATTCGTAGGTGGGAGTGAAGCGAATCAGCTTCTGGTCGGGAGGCGCGTCCGGACAGCAGCCGGATTCTTTGGCCATCTTTGGCGAGCCGTCGCGGTAGAATCGCTTGGGGCCAAGATGCTTGCAGGCGCGGCTCGCATACACCATTACCAGCACTCCGTTCGACTCGGCAAAATCAACGATCTCTGCGCCCCTTGAGCACTCACGCATCGGCTTTACTGCGTAAGCTCTCTTGAGTACGTATCCGCAATTGCGGCACGTCGATCCGACCGAAAACGACGAAAACTCACACGCTACAAAAGTCGTATCGAGCATGTTGCGGACTGCGTATTACAGGGGCTGGTGTCCGAAAGCGTACGCGACACTGAGACTGACTCGCCTCGACAAAGTGCTGATATATCGGCCTTGATGGAATTTGACCACTGCGTGTGCGAAATTGACAAAAGGTTGACCTCTATATATCCAGCGCTGATCGCTGGTGTTAGTCTAATTGTCAAATTAATGTAAAACCCAAAATGATTAATTTGGTTTGTGCAAACAACAGCCAACACCGCGGTTTGATGTGTTACTTCGCAGACCTCTACTCCCTGCGCAACATAATGACCGTATCCAGCTCCGGAAATGATAAATGATCGGTTAAGAAGTTCGTTGCAATCAGTGCACGCAAATGAATCCGCAATTCCACCAAACGTCACTTCAATATCGCGGCCAACAATAGAGCCAACGACCGCAAAGCATGACGCCATTTGAGTACACGTATCGATTGAGCAGCAGCATCCAGTCCCGTCTGCCAAAGCATCACCGGCAGGGTGAAGCAATATCGCACCTCCGGATGGATGGAGCATTACGTCGGACATGCTATGTACACGAACGAAGTGGAATTTCAGCGGTCATTTGGCCAGAAGTACCGGCCTTCCCGAATAACGTGTAGTTTGTGTAGTTCATCTTCACTCGCAACACCGGCGACCCGCCAGAAAGCTCGATCGCCATTTCCATTGACGTGGGAATCTTTGCGGTGAATTTGCTCGCCTCTTCCCATCCGATCGTTCCGGTAGCGCTATAGATGATTTGATTCTTGGTCGCGTCCCATGCTGCAATTTCTGTCAAATCAACCGATACAGTCCACGTTCCGCCACTGTACGTAACGTCGATGTACGTTCCAGCGGCGACGTCAATTCCGAGATCATCGACTCCGAAGAACTGCGTGACATTACCGGCTATACCGAGCAGCAAAAAGTCCGTGCCGTTGTAGCCACTGATCGCGGAAACGTCGACGAACAGCCGCTCCTTCTGATTTGTACCGGCAGCGCCGACGGTTTCTGTGCCGACAAGAATATCGGAATCGGCAACGTACGTGGTGTTCAAATGAAACGCATCGTGCAGATAACTATCGGTGGCATCGTCAGAACTAACGAGAACCGTGTAGTTATCAAACACGTCGGCGGCAGCGCCCCATTGCACCGCAACTCCGCCCTCTGCGCCCGAATGCCACACCGCCTCCAGAAAAACGCGATGCAGTTCGCTGTCGTTGTATCCAGGCACCTGAGAAAAATCGACCTGCAATCGTTCCTTTCCGCCGGACACATCGGCGACAACCGGGACTCCGGAGTTCGGATTGGCATCCAAATCTCCATCGGCAAACTGATTGAGTAGCTGGTCATTGAGATAGTCCGGCGTCCCGATATTCGCAACGTCGACCGCCACTTTGTACGTATCGCCAGCGCCGCCTTCCTGAATCGTCGTATAGAGTTCATTGACGATTTCTTGAATGGTTTGAAAGTTACTCGCGACGTCATCCATCGTGCAGATGGACGTGATGAGTTCACGCGGCCCAGCCATCGATTAGCCCCTTTCAATGCCGTTGGGCTCGACGAAGAGAGAACCACCCTCAACCGACCAGTGCTCGGCAGTGTCGTCTTGCGTGATCTTAAGAACCTCGAACGTGCCGCCGACTCGCGGATACCACGTGCCGTTGTTGGCGGCCAGTTCAGCGGCCGTCGCCTCAGCCTTTCTGTCGGCCGACAGTGCCGCAGCGAGTTCGGCGGTTGCCCCGCCGTGGAAAGCCACAGTCGGGTTGTCGTTCGTATTCGACGAGAAGTGCAGGACATTCTTTTGCACCATGCCCTTCATGCCGATCGGCGCGAGCGGAAAAAGCATGGTCGCATACGCCTTATCACTGCCGCCAAGGGCCTGGGCGTTATTGAGCCGCATGACGTTCGTACTGGTCGCAATCAGCGTCCCCGATGCCGTCGTGCTGTCCAGCGGCCCAAACCGAATCGCCGCCAGTATGCCCGTGCCCGGAGCCGAAATCTTCCAGAACCCGCCGCCGTCGACGTCGTATGCCCAACTGGAAGCGTTGGTGCCTTGCAGGTGAATCTCCACCACGCGAAACCGCTCGTTGTAGGCGAGGTACGCCTTGGTGTTCACGCCATCGCAGCCGAGTAGTTCTTCTGGGATTCTGTCGCGGCTGACTGCTTCCGGTGGTGCGCCGCAGCCCGGCGCCATTCGATAGAGCCCGTTGTGGGCCATCATGTACGTCCAGTCGTCGGCGCTCTTGCACCAGGCGGTCGAGTTCACCGGCCCCAACACAAACGCAAACTTCTCCCGGATGGCGTTCTGTGCCGCCGGGTTGCCCCGGAAAATCCACATGCCGTGCTTCGTGCCCACGATGAAGCACTGCCGATTGTGCTCGAATCCGCACGTGGCCGCTTCGTCGATCGCCACACTGACGGCCGTACCGGAATCTTCTGCCGTGAAATCCCAGTCGAACCAATCGTCGGTCCGCGAGAAGTTGATGATGTTCGGATGATCGGGATCCGCGAGCAGCACGGCGCGCGAGGCATACGACGCCACAATCCGGCAGTTCGGTGGGATGGTGCCAGCCGTGGCCGTCCAACTCGCGATCGTCGCGTCGGACGGGTCGCCGTCGTTGTTCGGGTCGTAATCGTAGTACTTGTAAGGGGCGTTGCAGGCGATAAATAACTGTGTGCCGTAGCTCGCGCCGTGAATGGTCCGGCTGGTCGACGACGTGATACTTCCGGCGTTGCTCCATGCACTGCCGGTCCACTTAATAAGCCTTCCGGATGAGAACCCGAACAGTTGAATGCCGCCGGATTCATCGAACGCATTGCCGAGTATCGCGAACCCGGCCGGAGCTTGACTGCTTGATGCGGTGAGAAAATCGCCCACCGCCGAGTAGCCGGGGCGAACGCTCAGCCGAAGTCGGCCCGTTTTTGCGTCACGAGGGAAAACGTCACGCGAATCGATGACCGTGCCCGGAGGCTGGTCGCTCAGCGCGAGCGACTTCACCAGTCCCTTGAGCGGCTGCTGCAGCGGAATGATCTGCGGTTCGGCCATGGCCCACACAAATAAAGAAATCCCGCAGCCGGATTGTCGCCCGGCTGCGGGTGGAGTGACTATCAAGAACCAGAGAATGGCGTCGCCGGATTGGAACCCGTCGCGCAGCGGAGGCTGGCTCCAACTACCGCCCAGCCAACCGAAGCGATGCCTTCGAGCATGAGCGAATCGCCCACTGCACCGCCCTTGGTCGTGGCGTTCAGCGAGACGGTGGTGTTCGCGCTCGAAGCAAAATAGCTGGCCGTCGCGCCATCGAGGTCGTGTACCCAGACGCTGCCGATGATGATTAGCGGCTCGGGTGCGATGATCGTATGGCTGTTGCCGCCGGTCGGAGCAGTCGTCACGATCACCCGCAGCCGCGCGCCGTTCGCAGTGGTGGGCAGCGTCAGTGACGACCCACCGGCCGTGTCGAGCAGGAACGTCTTGTCGTTATAGTTCGTGGCCGCGAGCCCCGAGAGATCGAGGCTCGAACCCACCGCAATCGCGCGATCCGACAAATCACACGAGTGATTGATTTCGGCAATGGTCGCCGTCAGTGCCACTGCCGACGAGTCTTGGCCGTATAGCATAGGCCGAAATGCACACGACGTGCTGGTGCCAGTATTGATGTAGATCGCCAAGCCAGCACCGCCGTCTTTTACGATCAACGGGCAGCCCTTTTCATAGCCGGTCTTGCCGTCGGCCGGGATGTTGGCAGCCGTGCAATCCGCCAAGAGCGTCTTCTCGCCGCCGGGCGTAATCAAGTGGCGGGGATTCCCGCCGAAGGATGGGGTATAACGCTTCATCGAAACACCTAACTTTCTGCTGCCGCTAGGCCGCTACGGGAGTGTGCAGTTTTCGATCGGCGTCAATCGCCGCTTCGAGTAGCTGCTGAAAACGTGAACGGTGGAACGAAGATTGATCGTTCTGGTATTCTTCTGCCGCCGCGAGCACCGCCTCGAGGATCGTCTCTGCATTGAGGGCGTTGCCTTGCGGGTAATTCGAATCGCTCGAAATCAGGTCCGGTATCGAGTGATACTGCCCGACGACCGTGAGCGTGCCGCTGGCAATGGTCGGCCACACACGAAGCTGCCAGCGTTGGCCCGTGCTTGCTGTGAACGTCTTGGGCTCGATCGATGCGATGAGTGGCTGCGTGATCCCAGACGGCGGAGTTGTGCCGGCCTGAATCTTTTCCGTGACGCGCCACGGTTCGACGATGATCAGCGGCCAGTCCTTCGATTCGGAAAATCCCAGTACCTGCTGGCCGTATTCGTCGCGGTCGAGCACGCCGCCAAAATCATCCGGCAGATCAAAAGCATTTGTCAGGCTCGTTACGGAAATGCTCAGCTGCTTTCGCAGGAACGACCAGACATAGGATTCCAGCGGCGCATTTGGATTCTTCGACCTGATCATCGGCGAATACACGCTGCGCAAACCGCTGGCAATAATGCGGTCGACGTCGCTCGCCGTGGTCGCGGACCAATCGCCAACCGTGCGCGACACGCCGAGCTTCTGCCCGACGGCTTCCTTGAGCTTCGTTCGCGTTACGGATTGCGTGCTTTCCGACATGATTAGAAGTCGCTAAATGAGACGCCGTTGTAAGTTGCTGTGCCGCCACGCCATGAGTTCGGATCGTCGTCGTCGACCGACCGGTCGCCGTTGTATCCCAGGTATCGCGGCCCCGTGCGTTTGTCGTGGGCAATCGCCGCAGCCAGCCGTTCCATGAACAGCATCTTCATGGGGCCGGGCTTCTTGTCGCGCTCGATCTCGGCCGCCGCCAGGCACGACGCCAGCAGGCAGTTGCCGAAGAGTGTTCCGACGGCATAGGGCAGGCTGTCGGTGGTCGAGTTTTGAATGGCCCAATACTGGCCTTCGAGCACACCCGCGGCGGTGGGGATCGGATGGATCAGCATTTCCTGCCGCTGGCCGGCGCTCGCCGTCGTTGAGTTGACGAATACCACCGCCACCACCGGTACATCGGTGAGGATGTTTCGCGAGCGGTTCTTCATCAGTTCCGAAACGCTGACGTGCGGCACTTCCCAGTACTTATTGCTGCCGATCTTGAACGTCAGGAATGGATCGATGAACCCGCCGAAATCGTCGGGCATGGTGTACTGCCAGCGTTCGAGCGAGTACTCCGTGCCGGCGCTGATCGTAACCGTCGTGTCGTCGAGCACGATGACCGAGTTGCTGGTCCGACTGGCGACCGAATAGCGTTCGCCGTCGACGACGAGCTCGCCGTCCGCCGCCCAGGCTGGCCACGTGCCGCTGGTGAGCGCCACACTTCCGGAAGTTGCCTCGATGGTGCCGGTCGCATACGGCGCCGAAATTACGATCTGCAGCCGAGGACGCAAAAACCGCCAGGAGTACGGCTGCTCGCCGTCGCCCAGCGGAGGAGGGCTAAAGAACTGGCTTTCGCCGGACCGCATGATGCGCGTCACTCGCGCAGTTTCTTCGCGGCTCCACACGTGCTGCAGGCGACGAATGCCGAGATAGTCACCAATGGCTTGGAGAATCTCGCTGCGGCCAACGGAAGTGGTGGGCTCACTCATTCGCTCTACCTGCTTTGGCTATTAGGCCGCTGCCAGAGCGACCTGCTCCACCTTGACCAGTCTCTCTTCAACTTCGCCGGCCACGACGACGTAGATTTCGTCCTTGCTCGTGACTCGCGACAACTGCGCGTTTTGCGGCTTGTCGCCAACCTTCACCGTCAGGGAGTCGCCCTTCTTGAGCTTCCCCTGCCGCCACAGATCGACCGGCGTTGGATTCTTCTCCCGCTCCGTCTGTGCTCCACACCCTGCATTGCGAACCATCCATGCCAGATCGTTGAGCGTGATGGCCTGGCCGCCGCGATCATTGATGATCTTGAACGCCCAGTATTCGTCGACGACTTTCTTCGGCAGCGGATCCCGCGGGCTGATCCCGCAGAATTGCTTGAGCCGCACTTCGTCGTATTCGTTGATGTCTCTTGTCATGGCCCAGTCTTCCGAATGTGAAAAATGGGGACCGCCCACAACTGAGCGGCCCCCTGTGGTTTTCAAAGCCGAGGACTACCGCTGGCCGGCGGCGAGTTGGCAAACCCGCGCCATCGAGAGGTAGACCTTCGTGGCGTCCGCCGCGCTGTCGCAAATCACGGCGAGCAAGAACCCGAGTGCGTTCGCATCGAGGTTCGTCTTGCCAGTCAGCGTCGAGCGGCTGAGCGCCGTCGTGAGTTCCACGCCGTTCTTGAAGAACCGCACGCAACGATCCGCATCGGCCGGATCGTACATCATGCCGTACTTGACCAGCGTGTTCGCCGCGATCGAGGTTTCATCGTCACCGATATTCGTGAAGCTGGTAGCCCGATCGCTGAGTACCGTGTCGACGACGCCCAAGGCGTCTTCGCCTTTGCGGAAGCCGATCGCCGACGCCGAGTTGGTGATCGCATCGCCCGCGTTGAACGGAACGCCGGTCGCCAACGTCCACAGATCGGTTTCCGCCAAACCGGCGAAGAAACCGATGGTGTTTACCAGGATCGTGCTCACGCCCATTTCCCACTCCGCCCACAACGGACCGCTGTTGGACGTGAGGCCCGACAGCAAGAACGACGGGTAGGATTGGGCGATGGACAGCGATTCGTTATCGCTGGTCGTGCCGGCCGTCAAAGCCAGCACCGCACCGACGCGCTCGACGCTGTTGATCGCCGACACGGGGGCGATCGTGCCATCCGACGTCGCAAACAACTTCAAATTGCTGTGAGCAATCTGCGTGGTCTGCGTGCCGGCCAGGGGGAAGTATTCCGGCTTGATCTCGAAGTACGAGCCCGGAATCACTTTGTCGCGAACTTGTTCCCAAGGGCAGTCGCCCCAGATGAACGGGCTGTATTGGCCTTCGACAGTATTCGCGTAGTTACTGCCGAAGTTGCCGCGGTATTGGTTGGGCCGCATTTTTGCGAATCCTTATAAACTTGTGACTTTGCGTTAAGACGAATGGCCCACAGTGGTTTCACAAAAACGCTGCAACTACGCTTGGTACAGCACGGCGTTGCGACGCCGATCGATGCACATGTAGTTGTAGGTCAGGTCGACGAAGTACTGGATGATGTTGTGCTGCTTCGGCGCCGGGGCTTGCTCTTCGTGCAGGTAGTCGCCATCGAGGCCGACCGGCATGAAGGTGGCGTGATTCAGCAGGTACACCGGGTTGTTGGTGTCGTCATCCAGCGTCGGAATCCAGATGATCGGATTCTTCTTGAACGACATGTTCAAGCCGTCGACCGAGGCCACGTCCTTGAGCGACAGGTCGGCGTTGGCGTAGAGCACTTCTTCGAAATCGCCGATCGACGATTCGTTGCAGTACACCCGCATCTGATCGCCGGAGCCGGTCAGGTAATCCTTCATCGTGATCGGCGAGCGGAACCCGATCTTGCGATGCGCCTTGCGGAGCTTCGGCATACCGTCCTGCGGCGAGAGCTTGCCGTAGGTCGCGGTCCAGTTGTTGAACTGGCCGGCCATCGGCAGCGTCGACAGGTCGAGGCCGGCGATCATGTTGTTGCCGGTCGGTGAACCGCCGTGGAAGCCTTCGGAGGCTGATTGAACCACCCAGTACTTCACGGCCCAGGGGTTCACTTTGTCGCCGGCGGCCGGTGCGGAACCCCATGCCTTACGTTCCATTTCCTTGTGAAGCTCGAGCATCGCGTAATTGCGATTGGCTTCGATGACGTTCAGGATCGCGCTCGGCGAACGGTTCACCAGCATGTGCTGGCGAACGACCATCCACTTCGTTTCGGCGTGCACCCACGGCACGACGATCTGCTTGAGGATGTCGGTCAGGTTCACTTCGTCTTCGTCGGTCGGCAGCTTGTGCGAGGCCGGACCTTGGCCAGCGCCGCTGTCACCAACCATCAGGTTGCGCTGAATCTGCGCACCCGACTCGAGCATGGTCTTGTCTTTGACAAACCAGCGACTGAGGACTTCATACGATTGCTTGTCTTGGGCAATCTGTTGGACGGCATCGTAAGGACCAAGCTCATTGAGCGTGGCTGCTACGAGGTCCGAAAATTGATGCAAGGCTGGACCCGGCATGTTTCTCTCCGAAATTGGCTAAGGGTTTCAAACGGTCACAGCTGAGGCCCATTCAGCCAACTCAGTTCATGGACGCGAGCATTTCAGCAATCTTGTTTTTGGCTCGCTCGCGGTTATTCAGTCCCGCGTTGTTTCGTGTGCTCGGCGCGTTAATCGCCTGCTTTTGCCGTTGCTTGATGGTCTGGTTGATGTCGCTGCGAGCTTCCTCCTTCGCAGCTGCGGTGAGCTTGTCGCCGTGCAGCATTCGCAGGGCGGCCTGCGCGTAGTGCTGCGTGCTCCGCGGAGTTTTGCCTTGGCTGATGTCGAACTGCTCGAGTTCACGAACCTTCCAGGCGAGTTCGAGGCGAGCCTGCGCGAGAGGCGAATCTTCGCGGAGTCGATTCAGCGGAACCTTGCCGAAGACTTCCTGCAGGGCGGGATTGAGATTCGCAAAGAAACCGTCCATCGCTTCGCTGAATTGCGAATTGCGTTTGGTTTCGATTTCCTTGTTGGCGCTTTCGGCGACGTCCTTTGTCGAGAACACTTCCGCGGCGAGCGCCCGCAGGATTTCGTCCTGCTGCTTGAACTTCGCAACAAACTTGGTGTTCATCGCGTCGCGGATTTTGCTGATCGCGCCGATCAGGTTTTCGTCATAGTCGTCGGCGGAGAGGCCAAGTTCTTCGAGCTCGTCGACCGTGATCAACTGCGGTGCGTCGGCCGGCTTTTCCGCCGCGGGCTCGACTTGCTGCTCGCGATGGACGGGCTCGGCTTGCTGGCCGCGATCGGATTTCATGCTGGCCAGGGCGTGCGAATCCATCTTCGCGAGAATCGCCTGCAGCGTGCCTTCGCCTAGCTGCTCGGCTTCCTCACGGGAAAACCCGTAATACTCCACGGCTTCATCGACCAACGGATTCGCAGCGACCTCTTCCGTCGCCGCCTGCCCGGCGGTGTTGTCCGCAATGTCCGTCGTGGTTGTGCCGGCTTCGGTGGACTGCCCGCCTTCGATCGCACCGCTATTCGCGTCGACAGTCGGTTCGGTCGCTTCAACCGCATCGCCAGGAAATCCCTCAATGGCGTATTTGGAACCAGCGGCTTCGGACGCGAACGGAACGGTTTTCATAAAACGTGCCCAGGTAAAGAAATTGGGAAAGGCCGCGCGAAAGCACTGGCCCTCCCCAATTGAAGGCACGTTGATTGGGTCAACTTCGCCGGGATGATCAGTCCCGGCTAACCCATCTTTCGGATGACGGCCGTGCTCTCACACGGCCTTTCCGCGAGTTAATGTCTCGTTGCGTCCATTGTTGGCGCAAGCGAACGGCGCGATTCAAGATGAACTTGCAAAGAATTTCAGCGTCGCCGGCTGACTCGCTTCCATTCGTCGTACGTGAATTTGGTGGGTGCCCGCTGCGAATATCCGGCGTCTGCGTCGCAATAATCGAACACCGCCATGTGCCGATTTGCGTGATTCTGGTCCCTGAAAATCGGGTCGCCGTCGGGCGTGTAATCGGTCTGAACACCGTGTTTTGCCAGCAATTCCTGCTCTTCGCGGACTTGCGACGGGTGGCACCCGAGGCTGGTCGACACCCGCGGCCAAATCCCGGGAATCGCCCGACGCGAGCTGAATCCGGACCAATCCATCGGCTCGGACCGCTCGGCGACGTCCGCCGAGATTTCATCGCACTGAGCCTTTTCTCCGTCGGGGGTAATTTCGACGACGCCCTGACCGGAACGATAAACGAACTTTCTACTTGGCATGGCCCTACACCAATCGGTTACGCGGAGGCGTCCGCAGTCTGCGGCGACGGAAACATTTGAGCGATACCGACAGCCGGCCCGGGACGCATCCCGCTCGGCCGATTGATTCGTTCGTACGTGCGTGTCGAAGTGCTCGGCTTCGTCGGCATATCCGGCTCGCGCTGCGGCATCGATTCGCCTTGCGGCCAGCGAATGATCTGCCGTAGCTCAGGCCAGTTGCCGTAATGGGCGATGAGTTCGAACATCGCCTCCCAGTCCACCGGCGAACCGTTTTGCATAAACGGCAGCGACGGCAGCAGCACGTCTTTGACGATCCCGATGATCCCTTGCGCCTGTTCTTCCGGCGAACGCTTGACCAGCTTGTAGGGATTCACGGTGAAGTTGTATTGGAAGAAATCGCCGCTGCGCGTTTCCGGCGACCACATACCGTCGTCAGTCGAATACTTCGTGCCCTGAATCTTTTTCGCAAAGCGTTCGGTGGTGAGCGGGTCGCCCCACATCCAGTACGCAATGTCGCTAATGACTTTCGATTGGAAGGCAATCATGCAATCCTGCATGTCCTTCACGCGACCGCTCGCGCCTTGCGATAGCAGTTTATCTTGACCAAACGTGCCGCTCATCGGCGCGAGGCCGGCGAGCGCATCCCAGTTGCCGCCTAAGTAAACAAGCAGCGACTTGGCCATTTCAACCATCGCCGGAAGGGCTTGGTTCGCACCGCCGAATGCCTTTTCAACGATTGCGTTCGGGTCCGATACCTCGACCGTGATCCCGTCGTCGGCGTTGTTGATAGCGGTCGCGTCGTCGGCGTTGCGAGACAAGCCAACCGTCTTCTGCCGCAGCGTCTGCCGAGCTGCCTTGCCAAAGCACTTGTTAATGATGTCGTCGAGATCGTGCCAGAACGGCACCGGCGCGAGCGGCATCACATGCCCACTCACCACCTTGTAGTACAGCGGCGTGTACGGACCGCCTTCGGGGCCTTCCCACTCGCTCGACATGAGCGGCTTATCCATCGCCGTCTCAGGGTCGCATACGATGATTCGATTCAGGTGCGGCAGGTACAGCTGCCGGAGCATGATCTGATCAAGGTACTCTTCCGACGGTCGCTGCCAGTCGGACGTCGACCGGTTGCGCAGGTCACGCGCCCGCAGGATGTAGTCTTTGTTGCGGCCTTCGTACAAAGGCGAGTTTTTGATGTCATCGAAATTTACAGTGAAGTCGTGGCCGATGTACGTTTGCGTTCCCCAACTCTTCGCGTTCATATCGAGAATCAAGTCGGGGAAGAGCACCGGCTCGGCGAACACCTTGCCGGGGTCGAAGTCGTGCTCGACCTTGAGGCCGACGCACATCACACCCAGATTGAACAGCGACTCGAGCCCGCAGATGTTGAACGAATCCTGAATGTTCAGCCGCCGCACATCGAGCTTGCGATTGAGGACGATCTCAAAGTCGTACGCAGTGGGCATGAGTTCGCGAAACTCGGTCTGCACCAGAGCTTGCGGATTCCGGCTGGCGATCGCCCGTAGAAGGATGTCGACGCCGAGTTCGATCATGTTGACCGGGCGTTTTTCCTTCGTGCCGTCGCCGCCAAAATAGGGGCCGACCAGTTTTTTAAGCAGCCGCATTCGCTGCTCGGCGAACGACCGCTTCCGCACCAGCGAGGCGTTGATGGAATTACCCAGCTTGCGGTACGATTCGACGTTTTCCGGCTCAAGATCTTGCATGGCTGTATTGTGGCCATGCCGGAGATGCGCGATTCAAGATGAATTTGCCGCTTAGTCCCACTCGTATTGCCGCTCTTCCGAGTGCCGCCGCAGCCTCTGTTCGCGGCGTGTGGCAGCGCAATTTACCGGAACTTCGTCCACCTTTTTGCCGACCGAAGGCTTCAAACGCTCCTCGATCATGCGATTTGCGATGGCATCCGCGATGCAATTGTGGACAAGAATGCCATTTGCGAAGTATTCCGGACAACCCCCGACACTGAGGTTGAATACGGGCTGTCGATCAGGCAGAGAGCCTATTTCTGGACAATACACGGCCTCGGCATTTTGTTGAGCACGATTGCGTTGGCGTGTATTTGTCGGCCACGAATTTTGTGCCACAGATGACGCATTCGCGAGTTTCGTGATGAACCTTGTGCTTCCGCCGGTACGCTTTTTCGCACGCTTGGCAACAATACTTGGTTTTCTTCTTCCGAAAAGTCGCGTAAGACTTTCCGCAATTAATGCACGTGTGATCAAACAAAGTCTTGTGTCGATATTGGGCGAGGTGCCTGCCGTTATGGTGCAGCCTGCCGTGTTCGGATGGAGTAACGCATTCCAGGTTTGAAATGTCGTTGTTGAGTGTATTGCCGTCTTTGTGATGAATGTGACAACCTTCCGGAATTGCCCCGTGGTGTGCCTTCCAAATTTCTCGATGCAACGCGCCAATTCCGGCAGCCTTGTGCGACGCGTGCGGCCAAAAGTATCGACGAAGATGCTTATGCCTCGACTGCGGACGACGATGGAACCGAATTCCGTTGAAAACGATCGTTTCTGTTCTTGGGTCGATTGAATAAATTCTTGGCATGACAGAAGAGTATCCGAGCGAGTCAGCGATGACAAGCAAACCCATCCTCTGTTTTGCGTCCACACTGGATGATTCCCAGTTCCAATTAGCGACCGGCCATTCTGCATCGACAACTGCGATACCTTCGCAGATTGTGACGTCATACCGGCCGCAATTACTGGCTTGTATCCTTTTCGCGTAAGCACCAAATCGCCAACGCGTATCTTTTCGATCGGCATTTCTCCACGTGAGGTCAAGATCATCGTTCCCGCGACAAAGCAGCGGTCCCCGTGTGATTCGCCAACCGCCGTCGGGTCTTCCGTGTTACCGGCCAAAGCCCGCGAGTGCTCGATCGAGTCGCCGGCCTGGACATACTGGCCGCATTCTTCGAGTGCCGCCTTGCTCGGATTCTGAAACTTCCCGGTCCACAGGGCCTCGGCGTAGCTGCCGAGCAGGGCGGCTTTGTTCTCGCGTGTGGTCCACCAGCCAGGCTCTTTCTTTTCGACGTAATCAAAACGTGCCTCCGCCTTTTGCCGGTACAGCCGCGAGTATCCGGAATCCTTGACCACCTTCGTAAACTGGGAACCGTTCGGGCCGTTCCGCTCCCATGCGAGCAGAGCATTGTTGAACCAGACGCAGAGCCCCAGCGTGATCTTCGCGAAGTCGGACGGGAAGGTGTTCATATCGCACCACTCGCCGATCTTCTCCCCGGTGGTCATGCGCACGATCGACGCCACCGAGTTCGACGTCGCTTCGCCGCCACCACCAGCCGCCACGTCGCAGGCAATCCCGATGTCGGCGAACGTCCACGAGCCAGCCGGCAACGGCACCCACAGCTTGAGCCGACCGCCCACCTGCATCGGCAGAAACTTTGGCTCCTTCCAATCGTCCTCTACGATAAGGTCGCCCACCACGATCGGCTGCCGCACCACACTCTCGTTTCGGATGCACTCTTCGAGCTTTACCGCGTCAAAGAACTGGCCGCCAGATTTCAGGTAATCGATGTCCCACTGCTGGGCCATGATCTGCTTATTTGGCGATCGCCGTTCGCGGGCATCGTACGCCACGCTGCGCATCGCGCCGTCGAGAATGAACGCGTACCGCTTCGGAAACTTGTACTCCTTGTCGAGAATTTCCAGCACGCCATTCTTCGACGTGTAGAGCCCGCGGCGCTTGATCGGATGGTCGGTCCAGTGCAGCCGCAACACCCACTCCGGATGCGCGAGCATGAGCTTGCCGCGGACGTCGTAATACGCACCGCTGGCATACTTCGGCGTCGAGTTGTAGATCACGCAGTCCGACACGTCACCGATGGACGCGAGAATCGAGTAGCCCATTTCGACCAACGCAAATTCGTCGAGCAGCACGCCCGTACGGCGGTCGCCGGCGCCCAGGTTCTCGTTCGTCGATTCGCCGTCGATGACCGACCCATTGAGCGGATTCTCAATGTGGTTCATTTTGCGATGCACCTTGTCGACGATCGGCGGCCTCATCCACTTCGGCAGGTGGGCGATCAGGAAATCGATCTTCGAGAAGAGCGTCTTCGGGTCGCCGGCCTTGTCGACAAACTCTTGCTTGCGGCTGGCGACCAGAAACGATTGATCCTTGTGGAAGATGAACGCCCACACAAATACCGCGATGATGAGCCACGTCGCGCCCATGTCGCGGGACTTTTCAACCAGCCGGTCCTCGAGGCCGAGCGCCGAGACGATCGAGCGGGCCACCTTCTCTTGGACGTCGAAGAGGATGAACGGCATCCGGGGATGCTTGCGGTTCATCTTGGTCGCGAGCGTCCATCCGAACGTGTCGCACCAGAACACGAAGTCGCGCGAGCAGCGGATCCAGACTTCGCGGCGAAATGCCAGGTCGCGGTCGCAGCGGGCAATCAACCGCTTGCGATACCGGAGGTTGGCGCGAATATCCTTGGGGACAGGACGCAATTTGGGCACGGCAATCATGCCCTAAATTGTGAGCAGGTCCGATGGCGCGATTCCAGATGTAGGCGTGCACGACATCCAGCTGCAAGTCGCCCAGCAAGACGCAATTAGGCTTCACTCGACTCAGGTGTTTCTTGCGCCGAATCGTTAGTTTGATCTCCTCCATCATCGCCCACGCGAGTTGCGGCGGCAGGCTCGCGATCAACCCAGTACTTCCAGGTTTCAGGTCCACCGGGACGCTGGGGCTGCTCTGGCTGTTCCGGTTCGTCATCGGCGAGCTCTTCGAGTTGCTTCGCAGTCTCAGCCATTTCCTCAGCAAACAGGAAATCCTCATACTCCTCGATTCTAGTAAGCTGCTCGCGCCCATCGTCGCTTAGCTCCTCTCGGCCGTCTTTGCCGCTCTGCTCTTTGAACCACCGATCCAAGAATCGATTCGGGTCTTTCTTGGCCACTTCCAAAAACAGGGTGGCGCCGCGGCACGGCACGGATGCGGGATCGATCTGAGCCACCGGAATCCGCACGTTCTCAAAGACCCACTCCATGATCTCTTTGTTCGTGGCCTTCTTGTGGGCCGGCACCGCCAGTTCGAGTTGCTTGTAATTGTTCGATTTCCGCTCTTCGGACTTGTTCACCGTGTCGGCAATGACCGTCGCCGCTTCGTCAAACTCCACATCGGGAAATGCAAACCGATACTGGCCAGGCGGCTCGCCGAGCGACTTGTAAACGCCGCTGCGCCAATCCTTGGCCCATTCCTCAAAGCTCGGATCGCCGACAATTTCGAGTGCACTGCCGTTGAGCGGAGCATACGCAAACAGCGCCACCTTCCAGCAGTGTTCGGGCTTTACGCCGACGGCTACGAACCGTTTTCGAAACGCCTCGAAGTCTTCGCCGCGGCCCTCACGTGCGAGGCGCGTCATCGCCAGCACGCGGGCACTCTTCTTCTTGACCTGCTTCTTCGCCATCGAGTTGAATCCGTGGTGCGGAATTATCGCGCGGTTCTTTGAACACGGCATCGAAGTGCGACCAGCCCAATGCCAGCCGGCGTTGAATCGTCTGCCGGCTCACGCCCGATTCTTCGGCCCACTCCGCCAGCGTCTTCGATTCGCCAAGGATATGCAGGTAGATATTATCGCTGCGGAATTTCGGCACGTTCAAGACTCCGCCACATTCTCAATGTACCGATCCAGGTACCACTTCGCCTTCTTCAAATCCTCGATTGGCGTGCCCTTGTGCGGCGATCGCGCGATGTACTTCACCACGTTGCCAAGATGAAAGCCGAGATTCCAGTCCTCGATCGCGTCGATCACCTCGATCTTTCCGGAATTGTAATGCGATGGGTGGTCTACGGCGTCGCTCACAATCGGGTTTTCCTCGTGTACACAAAGCCCGCACCACATTGGCCGCTTGTCCGTTATCCCCAACCTGCGGCACTCACATGCGCAATATGGTTCCATTATGGACCGTAAATCGTTTCTGTGTTCAGCCACAGAGCCACACAACTGCGCCGAACATACTCACCCCCTACCGCCGGCCCCGCCCCAGCAGGACCGGCTACGCTGGCTCAGCATGGCTTCTCTGGGGTTCGCCACGCCTCAACGCCCACCCTCGCGGAAATGTTAGCTACTCGGCGATCTATCGCTCTCATTGAATTTCAAGCATGGCCTGAT